TATCTGTTGTCTCATTTTTGACTTCAGTGTTAGCTGAAGAACTAAATGATAATAATAAGCTAAATAAAATGATAATTTGTCTCATGTTTAAAAGTTTAAAAGGTAAATAAATAATTAATATAATGCTATAATTACTCTGCAATTCTGTAAGTACACTTGTTAAATACAGTAGGAACTTTCTTTATTTTAAGAGTAATTTCTAATTGGTTAATGTGTCTAATAATATCTAGACCATTATGTAACGTATCTTTGGATACGTATTCTATTATATCTAATAGATTGGGTGATTTTTTTTCTTCTTCTTGTTTATGCAAAAAGCTTGTTATACTATGTTGGATTATAAGGCTATCTACATAGTTAATTAATTTTGAATTGTTATCTAAATCCATAATAAAGTGTATTAAAAGGTTTATAAATTATTTGCTTGTGCAGTTAATAATAATGTCAATCCAAGACTAGTCACTGCAAATATGATAGCATCACTAATTTGATCAGTGTGCATACAAAATATCATTGATATAACACTAGTTAATAATAATATTAAGTTAATAAAAATCGGATTAAAAATGAGTTTTTTCATATTAAATAAATTAAATAAATAAATAAATAATAATGGGAACTCCTCAAATTAAAGTTCCCATTATTTCTAATATTCTACAGGACATCTATCTGAACAATGTAAATAAAGTACAATAGACCCTGTACTACTTTTCATTACAGTAAAACTACTTTCAACAAAATAATATCTATCTCTATCTTTGTCAATTTTGTATACAGAGTATTCTGCTTTACCTTTTAGAAGACAGTTATTTTTAGGAGTATTTTTCTTTAAAAGTTCTATTCCTGTTATTGTAAATTCTCCTAAACATTTAACATTGTATGCAACAAGTAATGATTTATTTTTAAATAATTCTACAACAGTTAATTCAGACGGATCTTCATAATTTAATCTTTGTCCATCTTTTTCTTTACAAACAACATATTCAATTTTATTGATAATGTCTAAAACATTTTCTCTTGAAGTATATCTATTTTCAACTTCTTTTTTAGTGGAGAAGTCATAACCAACAACCAGATTTTCCATTTTTAAATATTTTAAATTAATGCTATAAAGAATTAAATGATGTAATTCTTTAAGCTTATAGTTTACGTAATAAATACTGTGATTTTACTTATAGAGCGTGATTATTTTCGTACTCTAACCCTTTTTAACACACGATAGTTTAAGTCGTAGACTGTGCAAAAGGTTGTAGACTGTGCAAAAAAAAGAAAAGAGAGCCCGAAGGCTCTCTCTTTGTTATCCTACAAATACTTGTAACGGTATTCCGTCTTTAGTAGTACGTATAGTACCGTCTTCATTCTTCCAATCTTGAGTTTTAAAATTGGCAGGTATTGTGTCTTTAATAACATCTCCTTCTTTGAATCCCATTGCGTGAAGGTCTGCTCTGTTTACATAAACAGGAAGTCCTACTTTAGAAAGAGGATTAGTTTTTATTAAAACGATTGCAGATTTTTCTCCTGCATCTTTTGTGTATACTGCGTGAGCATACTGCGAGTTACTTGATGAATTGTTCATAAGCGTTCAATTAATTTAAGTGTATAAAAAAAACTAGGACAAACTTTATTTTGTCCATATTATAGCCCGAGTCGTTGACTGTGCAAAAAAAAAGAGCCTAAGCTCTTTTTTCATAATTTCGATGATCCTTCAAGACACAGTACACCTAATGCACAGGATGATACTCCTGAAATGAAGTATTGAAGGTCATTCATAAATATTGAATCAGAGTCCATAAATATGCCTGCAAGGCATACAATTGCTGTGAATACACAGATAATAGATAATGTAAAAAGAAGTTTTTTCATGATAGATATATATTTTATATGTTCACTTAATAGATTAAGTCGTTGACTGTGCAAAGAAAAATAAATACAGTTCTTGGTAACTTTCAACACCCGCCAAGTAGTTTGTGTGTAAACTGTATTTATTAAATAACATATCAATAAGAAAAAGAAACAAGGTGCTATGTCTTAGTAGGTTTACTTGCTCGATGACAACACCATACCTTGTTAGTAGTATCTCTTATTCAGTATTGATTTTACAATACGGGGGGATACCTTCCCCATTCACATAATAGCTATGGTCGTTGACTATGATGGTCTCCACTTAAACACGATCAAAAAATTTTCTAAAAAAAATTTCTAAAAAAAATTTTATAAAAATTATCTGCCTTGTCCTTTGTAAGACTTTTTGTAATTACGAGAAGATTTTAGTTTACTAGATTTACTCTTGCTGTGAATTCCCTTTCTCTTTTTAGCAGGGGTAAATAATTTAGAATCTGTTATTGTTCTTTTAGCCATGATTAAAATTTTATGCTATAGTTATTGCTGTTAAAGTTATATAATTACCTGTGGCATCCCAAATTTTATCATTTGGTAATGGAGTAGGAATTTCTAGTACATTAGTTGTACTTGCCATTTCAGAATTACTAATTGTTCCTTCTTGAAGTTTAGCAATTTGATTAAATAAGTAATAAGGGATAGAATCATCATTAGATGCCATAGCAGCACTTAGTTCTATTGTTATTGTTTTTCCATCTTTATACCAGATCTTAACAGTTGAAGTAGAATTCATACTTATAGCAATTATACCTTCTGCACTAATTAAATTTCTAGAATCTGGAGTTGTTAAATGAATACTTAAATACTTTTCCATGATGAGCGTTTATTTGTTATTAAAGTATAAAGATAATGATAATATAATTATATATGGCAAAACCTAAAGGTTTACCTTATATGTCAGTTGCTATTACGTATGTAACAGTAAAAAAGGTTAAGTGCCTCATAATAAAGATATTGTGAAAAAATAAGCTATCATGTTTGGTTGGCCAGTACTATTACGTTTATGATAGTACTGACCTAATACCGTATAATAGTCAGACTGTTATATTTATGATAGTAGCCCTGTAATCCATTTTAAATATGCAAGAAAAACAACAATTTTTTTTATTTTTTTAATTTTGTGATGTATTCCTAATGAATAATTGTATATATTTGTTCTATGTGATAATAGTGATCTACCAGTGCTTTTATTTTCTTGTTTGTGCGGTAGTAAAACTTATTCATAATGTTTTATAGTTTATAGTGGTTGAACCCTCCTGATATTTTTAGGAGGGTTTTTCTTTACATAATATGGGGTTTCCTATCATTTTTTGATATTATTACTATTATATTTGTAACAGTAAGTAAACTTTTTTATATTTGTACTATCAATATTTGATATAAAATTATATATTTGTAATGTTTAAACGAAGAAACAGAAAAGTGATAACGGTTTATTTAGATACTAAGGAAAGCATTTTATTAAAGTCTAAGGACAGAACTTTCCACGTATTGTACCATATACTGAGACAGACTGATATGGAAAAACATATTTGGTATGCAGATAAAGTACATAAAGAAAGTATCATGCTTAAACTAGAGATATCACCAGTGACATTAGACAAGCATATTAGTTCTCTTAAACAACGTAATTTAATATTGACGACAGCGGTGAGAGGGAGATACAGATTAAATATGCAAATTTTTTCAACCTAAAATTTAAATTAAAATGGCAAAAGAAAAAACAATGGCTACTAAGGCAAAGGAGAAAGAAAACTTAGAAGCAGTAGAAACAGTAGAGACAGAAGAAAAGCTAAGTATAGAGGATTTAGCAGAATTGTCTCCTAAAGAGTATGCAGCGTACAGAAAACTACAGCGAGATGCTTGTGGGGCAGCAATTGATAAGTTACTAGTTGAATATGGAACTGATCTAACTGCTAGAGTAATTGTAGGTGCTGAGGCAATAATACCTCAAGTATTTTTAGTAGATGCCAGGCCTAAAGCACCAGTACAAGAGTAAAGATCTTTTGTATTTATTTGACAAAGAAAAGAGTTTGTTAAAAGCTATTGAATCGTATTGTGCTAGAATTAATCTAACTATTACGACAAAATATCTTTTAGCAGATTCTAATCTTTTTATTTTAGAAATATTAATAAACTATGAAGACAAAACAACAGGCGGATCAACTATTTAGCATTATAGACGCTGTATTTAATGGAGTAAACGATGCTCAACATAGAGCAGGAACAGGTAGATCTTTTACTTATAATCTAACTGCTATACCTCCAATAAGCAAAGACAAAGACGCTCTTTCACAATATCATTTTACAGTTAAAATGCGTGAAGCAGCTTATGGAGAAACTGAACTACAAACTATTCCTTTTACAAAACCTAAAGAATTTGATAAATTTAAAATGGAAGTACAAGTATTAATGGCAGTATTAACTATTATTGCTGAAACTACTTTTACTCATTGGGTTGAATTAGGAAAACTGTTAAATGTAGATACTGAACTACAAGAAGCAGCTAAGAAAGCTTAAGATGAAAAAGCATATCATTAATATACCAACAAATAATGAGAAGATCTATAAACAGATTCTTTCTTTTATGAACTTTCTTATGGGGGCAACTCCACAAGAAAGAGATGTAATTGCTGAGTTGATTGTATTGAATAGAGAATACGAAGCATTACCTATAGAAAAAAGAGCTAAGTTTATATTAAGTACTGATATGCGTAAGGAAGTTAGAGAAAAACTAGATATTGAAGAGAAACAATTTAATGGGTTAATATCTAGACTTAAAAAGATTCAATATATGGGTAGGCCTGTATTGAGTTCGGATGGAGTGTTAAATGCTGGATTGATATTTGAGCCTGATTCGGATGGCTTGGAAATTCAGATTAAAATGAGCATGAGTAAACAACCTTTACACAGACCTAAAAAAGAAGAGATTAAAGATATCCCAATTGAAGAGCCAGTTGAGGAAAAAACCATTAAGAAGGAGGAGCCTAAAAAACCGAGGAAGACAGCACCTCGTAAGTTGGCCCCTCCTGCTAATGGAACAGACACAATAATAGGAAGTAGATATTCTGATGATGACATTACTATTTTGTAGATGAAAGGAAAACAAAAAAAGATATTAAACGAATTAGCTATAAAACATAATATCCCAATAGGACAGGCTGAAGAAATTTTCAGTCTGTTTGTGGATAAAATAGCTTCTACTATTTCAGAAGAAGATAAAATGGAAGACGGATTATATAATCCTGATAAATTTAAAACTATTCACATAGATAATTTTGGAAAATTTATTCCTAACTTAAACAAGATAAGTCATGCTAATAAGTATTTAGAAAAAAAGAAAAATGGACATTAGTATATTTGAAACTAGTTTTTGGACTACTCATCCTGAAATGAGATTTGCTGCAGATTTAGATGATTTTTATAAAAAAGATAAATCTAAAGATAAAAAAGAATCGTCTAGAATTATGTGGGCTATACAAATGTGTGAGCAACCTGATTCTAAATTTTATAATAGGCCTAATAAATATGAAGAAATGAGTAAAACATTTCTAAAAAATATTAAGGTTAATTGGAAAAAGCTTTCTCCTATTGTAGAATCTTATAGAGATACTGCTTTATCAGATGCTGAAAGAGCTCTTACTTCTTGGAACGAGACTATTAAAATGAGAGATAAGTCTATAAAAGAATTATACCAAGAATTACTTCAAGGTGGAACAGCTATGTTAGATACTAAAGCTTTAAGAGATGTAGACGCTATGCTAGCCGCTACTCCTAAGATGTTTGACGATTATAACAAAATTAAAGCTACCTTTGAAGAAGAAAAGATCCATAAAAAAGGAGGACAAACATTATCTCTCTCAGATGAAGATGCATTATAATTATGATAAACAATTCTAATTTTCTTACAGGTAAAATTCCTAACCTACATCCTGAGTTAGAATATTATGAACGTTTATCTTATTGGCAAACACAAAAACGTAGATGTATTGAAGGATACTGGGTCTCTGGAAAGTGGATGCCTGGGCCGTTATATTACTATGTAAATTTTCATAACATATTATTTGAAGATGATAGTTCTGTTGCACAAGCTTCAGGACTTCCTTGGTTAAGGGATCTAGATTGGGAAATGTTTTATATCTATGAAGAGTGTAGAGGATTCTCAGGATTTTCAGAAGATAAGAAATATACATGTGATAGAAGATATGGGCCTGAAAAAGACTTAGCTATTTTATTAGGACGTATAACTAAAGAAGAAGTTAAAAAGAAAGTGTATGTTCCTGCTAGAGAATATTTAAGAAAAGTCTACAACAAAAGTTTAGGAAAACCGTTATATAAAAATGAAGCTAGACATTTAATAAGTATACAATCCCGTGGAGGAGGTAAATCTTATGGAACATCAGGATTAATTAATCATAATTATTTATTTGATGGAGCTACAGATTATGATATATATTTAGAACGTAAAAAAGAAAAGAAATATATTGCTTCTGATACAATAGTAGGAGCTATTGATACTAAGTATACAGGGCCATTAATTAAAAAAGTACTTCATGCTTTAGAAATGTTGCCTGGAGAGTATAAACTTTCTGCTGAGAAAACACACCCTTCTCCATTATTAGTATCTCATACTGGATCACTTGCTGCTAATAAAGAATATCAATCAAAAACAGGATCTTTGCTTAGACATAGAACTTTTAAAGATAATCCTCTTGCTGCCAATGGTACTAGACCTAACTTAGTTGCTATGGATGAGATAGGATTTATGTATAATATTAAAGAGTCTTGGGCAGCTATAGAAGCAACACAACAATCTAAGCAGAAAAAGAATTTAGTTATTTGGGCTTTAGGTACTGGTGGTCTGGTAGCAGGTAAAGCAGCTTTATATGCTGAATCTATTTTTCGTAATCCTCAAGATTATAATTGTTTAGTATTTGAAGATATATTTGAGAATAGAGGAGATATAGGGTATTTTGTTCCTTATACTAAAACATTAAATGAGTTTAAAGATAAACCTAATTATATTACAGATGATAAAAGGGCTGATCTTTATATAAAACATAGAAGAGAAGAAGCTAAAAAATCAGATGACCCTTCTGTTTATCAAGGTGAAATTATTAACGGGCCTATAGTTCCTTCAGAAGCATTTTTAATTGTAGAAGGATCTTATTTCCCTACACTATATTTAAAAAATCATTTATCTGAAGTAGAAGGAGGAGAATGTCAAAAATATACAGATAGTTCTTTTAAAGGAGAATTAATATTTAATGATAATGGAGAAGTAGAATTTTCTACTATACAAGATGCTAGACCTATAAGAAATTTTCCTCTTAAGAAAAATGATCCTAAAGAAGGATGTACAGAAGTATGGGTAAAACCTCAAAAAAATGAAGAAGGAGTTGTTCCTAGAGGAACTTATCTAGCTGGGATGGATGTCGTAGATAAAGCTAGAGCTACTACAAGTTCGTTGCCTTCTATAGTAGTAATGAATAGATTTACTCGTCAAATTGTAGCAGAACATACAGGACGTACAGACGATCCTAATGATTTTTATGAGATATGTAGAAAATTATTATTATATTACAACGCTACAGGAATGTATGAGCAAAACTTACCAGGATTGTTCACATACTTTGAACGTAAGAAATGTTTGTATCTATTAGCAGATACACCATATCAACTACGTAATTCGGATACATTCAGACAAGGTACTAATACTTCTAAAGGTATTAATGCCTCAGAAAAAGTTAATCAAACAGCTAGAGATTTTATTAAATCCTGGTTATTAGAAAAAACATCTAGTAATTCTGATCAAAGAGTACTAGAGTTAATCTATTCTCCTGCTATGTTGATAGAACTTATTATGTGGAATAAAAGTGGTAACTTTGACCGTGTATCTTCTTTAGGTATGTTAATGTGGCACGATGCTACAACACAAAGAAATATAGAAAAAGAAACAGTAGCTGTTAAAACATTCTTAGATGATGAATACTGGAAAGACATGGGAGTATTAAAATTCTCAGAATCTAAAGCAGTATTTAATGACTTTGAAGATCCCTTTAACTTGAGAGGTTAAATTTAAATTTTTATCTTTAACTTTGTAAATTAAATAAAAATTCTCATGGCACAGAAATCAAGTGTAAAAATGAATAGCTTAAGTAGTTTTCCCAGACAAAAGCTATCAGAAAAAAGCAAAACAAAGAAATGGTTTAAAGATTGCGTAGACTACGCAGAAAATATATTAACATCAGATTTTGATCTGAGAGCGAGTTTTAAAAATAAACAAACTAATTATAAACTTCGTTCTAATATAATTAATCCAAAAGATTTTCAAAAATATATTAATCCTGATAATTTAGATTTACAAAAACTTCCTGCACAATTTCAACATATTGGAATAGAAAATTCTAAAATTAATCTTTTACTAGGAGAATATTCTAAAAGAAGAAAAGAATATCGTGCCTATCTTTCTTCTAATGATACAGAAGGAGTTTCTAGAAAAGAAAAAGAACTTAGAAATCAAATGGATAATCTTTTTATGGAGATTGTTACAGGGGAAGCTAAATCAGAAGAAGAAATCCAAGAAGCATTAAAAGCTCAAATGGATTATGCTAGTTATGATTTTCAAGATATTGCAGAAATTACTGCTAATAGAATTCTTAAAAGAGAATATAAAGAACAAAATTTAGATTTTTTATTCTTACGTACATTTGAAGATCTTTTAGTAGCAGGGGAAGAAATAGTATATTGTGGAGTATTAGGAGGGCAGCCTGTCATGAGAAGAGTAAATCCTATGAACTTATATACTTTAGGAGGAACTTCAATGTATATAGAAGATTCTGATGTTATTATATGGTATGATTATATGTCTACTGGACAAGTTATAGATGATTACTGGGACGAGTTAACTCCTAAAGATGTAGAATTTTTAGAAACAGGGATGACTGCAATGGGAGAAGCTACTACTGCTATAGGTCTTAACAGAGATTTTGCAGTAAATGATATGTTTGGAGATTTAGATGCTTTACAAATATATCATCCAAGTGAAATGGGAACTAGAACTTTTGGAGGATCTTTTGATTCTACAGGAAATGTAAGAGTTGTTAGAGTATGTTGGAGATCAAGACGTAAATTATATAAACGTAAATATTACGATCAAGATGGAGAAACACAATACGATTATGTAGATGAGTTTTATCAAGCTAAAAAAGATTTAGGAGAAGAACTAGAAGAAATATGGGTTAATGAATGGTTAGAAGCTACAAAAATTGCAGATGATATTTATGTAGGAATGAAGCCTGTAGCTTACTCTGGAAAATCTTTAGTAAATAAATCTAAAGGAACTCCTCCATTTATTGGTTCAGTATATAGTACTAATGATACTCGTGTACAATCTTTATCAGATGTAATGAAGCCATTAGCTTACTCTTACGATATTGCTTATTATAAACGTGAATTAGAAATAGCAACATATAAAGGTAATTTTGCTGCTATTAATGCATCTATGATTCCTGCAGGTTGGAAACCAGCAGAATGGATTAGATATATTACTGTAAATAAATTTGGTTTCTTAGATCCAACAAATGAAATATTAAAAGGGCCTTCACAAGGAAAATCTGCAGGAGCATTTAATCAATTAACTGCTACTAACGTTCAGTTAGGAGATCCTAATGCTATACAAATGTATACTAATATACTATTAGATATAGAAAATACATTAGGTAAATTAGCAGGAGTATCTGGTGCCAGAGAAGGACAAATACAAAATCGTGAAGCAGTAGGAAATGTAGAACGTGAAGTTGCTCAAACTTCTCATATTACTGAAAAATGGTTTGCAGTAGATGCTAATTTCCGTAAACGTGCAGTAACTAAATTTTTAGATTGTTGTAAATATGCTTATAAAAAGAATCCTAAACGTGGACAATTCTTAATGGATGATATGGGAGCAGTTATGATTAAAAACTTTGATGAGTTTACTTCTTCAGAAATGGATATTCATATTGGAAATTCTACAGCAGATACTCAATTATATTCAGAAATTAAATCTTTATCACAAGCAGCTATTCAAAATGGACAAGCTAAAATAGAAGACTTAATAGCTATTTCTACTTCTGAATCTGTACAAGAAACTTCTCGTAAATTAAAAGCTTCAGCAGAACGTATTAGAAAAGAGCAAGAACAAATGGCTCAACAAGATAGAGAAGCTAATATGCAAATGCAACAAATGAAAAATGAACTTCAGGAAAAAATGTGGGAAAGAGATGATTTCCATAAAAATGAAGATCGTAAAGTTGAATATGCTAAAATTAATTCAAAACTTCAAGAAGTTACTCTTAAAGAAGAAGCAAATATCATACGTGATAATATGCGTATAGATAGTGATGGAAATGGTATAGCAGATGAAATAGATTTAAGACGTACAGAAGTAGACGAAAACTTTAAAGAAAATAGTATTCGAATTCAAGAAGAAAAATTAGCAGAGACTGTTAGAAGTAATAAAGCTAAAGAAGAAATACAACGTCAAAAAACATCAAAAACAGAAAAACAAAAATAAATTAATTTAATATAAAGCTATACGCCCTAGAAGATAATAACATAAATAAAGTTTATGGAGTATAAAAATAATTTTAATATTGTAAATAAATAATGACAGCATGAGTAAAGGAGAAAATGAATTATTTGATGGTATTCAGATACTATCACCTCAAGAATTAGAAGAATCTCAAGTAAGTGGAGAAGTTACTAATGAAGATTCTGAAACTTCTACTCCCGAAAAAGGAGTAGAAGAGAATACTAAAGATGAGATAAGCATTAGTGACGGCTTAACAGTCACTCCTCCAGAAGAAACGACTTCTAATGAGGAAATTGAAAGTAAGATAGAACCTGTTTCTGATAAACCAGAAATTCCAGAGAAAGGAACTAATCGTTATTCAGCTCTTATAAAAGACTTGATGAATGAGGATATCTTTTATGGAATTGAAGAAGAAGAAATTGAAGAAATGCTAGAAGATGCTTCTGCTGATACTATTAAACAATTAATGTCTAAAACATTAAAAACTGAGTTTAATAAGCAAGCAAAATCTTGGATGGATAATTTTTCAGGAGCTAAGAAAAGATTTTTAGAAATTGAAGATAAATTTTCTGATACTGATCAGGCTATTCAAATGGCACAAAGACTTGATTTTCTAGATAATGTTTCTGTAGACGCTCTTAAAGAAGATTCAAATCTTCAAAAAAATATCTACTTCGAATATTTAAAAAGTAAAAACTTTTCAGATATAGAAGCTAGAGATATGGTAGAAGAAGCAGATGGTATTGATAAGTTGGAAGAAAAAGCATCTGGTGCTTTACCTGCTCTTAGAAAACAAGCTCAAACTATAGTAGCAAGAGCTGAAGCAGATAAAAAAGCTAGAATGCAAGAATACCAAAATGCTCAAAACCAACAATTTCAAAACTTAATGGACACAGTTGATTCTAAGGAAGAATTCATTAGTGGATTAAAACTTAATAAAACTGTAAAGGATAAGATCAAAACTAATATGACTACTCCTGTCTATAAAGATGAACAAGGTAGAGAATATACTAGCTTGATGTATAAACAAATGAAACAGCCTGCAGAATTTCAGGCACTTATGAGTTACTATGATCAACTAGGACTTTTCGATATTAATAAAGAAGGTAAATTTACTCCTAATATCGATAAACTAAAAAAGGTAGCTAAAACAAAAGCTGTATCAGAATTAGATAGAGTATTAGCTGCGGAAGATGAGAGAGGACTTGGAAGGCAAACATCTAGAAAACCTTCTGAAAAAACTTCAGGAATTCTCGATATGCTTGAAAGAAGTTATAAGAAAAAAAGATAATAAATAATATATTCGTTTAACAATTAAAAAAAAGAAAAATGTCACAATTACTTCCGTTACAAAAGTATGCTGCGGTTGATTATAATGGTTTAGTTACCGATAATCACTTCCATGCTTTGTATCAACAAAAACCAGAGTTGATCTCTAACGTGATCAAGTCTATTTACAAAACTAACTTACAAGGAAAGTTACGTGAATTCGTAGATCGTTTCCCTGTAAAAGAAGTTGAGCAAGAAAACGGTTTCTATAACTGGATGTTACAAGGTCAACATGACAAGAATTTAGCTCTTGTTGACGCTGAAACAATCGGTGGGTTGTCTATTACTGCTGGAACTTTTCCTGCAAACGTAGGAGCAAATGGAGAGCGTTTCTACCTTATTTTTAGTGAGCCTTTATTTGAAGAAACAAACGTTTTACGTGGTGAATCAGATGCTTATCACTATTTAGTAAAAAAAGCAATGGATGCAGGTTCTAACTACAAAGTAGAAGTTGAATTACTTACAGATGATACAGATATGTCTGTACCTTCTGATGAATTAACTGCTGGAACTCGTTTCTCTAAATTTTATGGAGTAGCTCCTTCTACGTTATCTTATAGAGGTTCTGAGCCTTACTACACTTCTCCTTGGAGAATGGAAAACCGTCCTTCTACATTGCGTATGCAATATGAAGTTGCTGGTAACACAATTAACAAAGGAAAGAACGAACCACTAGAGTTTGGATTTAACTACAAAGGTCAAAAAGAATCTATGTGGATTAATTACCAAGATTTAGTTGCTCATCACCAATGTGAAGAGATGTTTGCAAGAATGTGTATTTATGGTAAGAAAAACTGGACTGCAGATCACAAATATTTAAACAAAGATGATAAGACTAAATATGCTGTTGAATCTGGTGCAGGTTTCTTTGAGCAAATTGCTCCTTCAAACGTACACTACTACAATACTTACGACCTTGATTGGCACTTAGAAATGTTATTAGACATGGGTGTTGGTAAATTGGAAAGAGGTAAACGTGTAGTTCACATCTTAACTGGTGAGTTTGGTGCAATTGAAATTTCTAAGCAAATTTCTGCTAAAACTTCTCAATCAGTAACAGTTATTTCTGACAGATGGTTAACTGGTAAAACTAAATCAGGAACTATCGGAGGTAGTAATACTTACTCTTCTCAAGAGCCACAATACAATATTTACCAATGGTATAACGGTGTTGAACTTAGAGTTGAAATCTTAGATTTCCTTGATGATGATGTATACTTCCCACAACGTCACCCAGACGGATCAGGAATTGTTGAGTCTCACAGAATGATTGCTCTTGACTATGGTGAAGATGCTGGAATCTATAGAATCAAACCTAAAGGAACTCCAGATTACAACTGGGCTTATATTGCAGGTATGCGTGATCCTTTCACTGCTGCAGGTAAAGGGGCTCCAAAATCAGTAGCATCATCTATTGATGGTTACGAAGTACACTTCCAAAAATGGGGTGGAATGATGATTGAAGACCCTACAAAAGTTGTAGATTTACGTTTAAACGTAACTAAGTAATATAATATTTAAATATAGCTTCCTTACTGTAATAAAATAGTAAGGAAGCTTATTTAAATTTTGAGGAAAATTTAAAATTTATAAAGACAGCAAAATGAGCGAGAATATTAAAACTAAGGCTCCAAAAAAAGAAGAGCCAAAAAAAGAAAAAGTAGCAGTAATAGAAAAGAAGACTGTTTGGGGTTCTTATTTAGAAAGAAGAACTGTAGAAGTTAAACCAATTGAGTCTTCAGGAAAATGGAAAAAATTACTAGTAGCAGGACAGGATCTTACAAAAGAACCTTTTATGTTTAACAAAGTAAAGAAAAGTTTTCAAGTTCCACTAGTAAGTGCTAGACATGGAGGAGGAATAAAAGTAATACTTGATGATATCGAAAAAAAGATGATCAAAAAGTATGTTGAGAAATACCCACAAGGTATGACTGAACGTCAGTTCTTTGAAGAGGAATTAGGTGCAGACCTAAGTCCATATAATCCTTCAGAAAAGAATTTCTGGAGAATAGATAAAAAAAGTAGAGTTACTTTAACTAAGCAAGGTTTAACTCTTAATTTAGATACTGCTTTAGGAATGCTTAGATATAAAATTTTATTATCTAATACTAACCTAATAGCTCCTTCTTATGAAGAAAGAAAGAAAAGAGCTACTTATGAATTCATGGTTGTGAATCAAGGTAAATTAATTTCTAAGAGAGCTGAAGCAGGTAAATTAAAAACTAAAGCTTTTGCTGAGTATGGCAAAATTGTATCTAGTGATGCTAATATGAAAGGTTTCATTAGATCGTTAGGAAGATCAATTCCTGCTAATTACAATAGTGATTGGTTAGAAGCTGAAATTTTACAGGTACTTGAAGAAAGTCCTGCAGGTTTTTTAAGAATTGTTCAAGATCCTACATATAAAGGAAAAATCTTTATGCAACAAGCAGTAGAAGCTGGTGCTGTTAAAAAGATGAATGATAGACGTTATACTTTAGATAACGGAATTGAAATAGGAGATTTACAACAAGCCTTAAGGTGGATGGATGATCCTGAAAACCAAGACATGTACATGAGAATAAAAACTCAAGTAGAATTGTCTAATAAAAAGTAAATAAAATATGGATGCAAATAGTATGGCAAACGAACTAGACCAACAGGTAGACAGAGCAACTAGTTTTGGTTCTCCTGGTTATGAAGATGCAGATTATTCTTCAGTTCTTACCGATGCTATGAATGTCTATATTAAACAGTTCATTGATAGAAAAAATAACCGTAAAAGGGAAAGTTTAGAAGAAACAGAAGTAAGAAGCCAAGGGCTTAGTGCTCTTATTAAAAGAGGTGCTAACCTTACGGTTTCTACTGATCAAACAGGAGTTTTTACTAACGGTACATTTTATGATTTACCTGACGACTTTATGTATTGTTTACATGAAGAAGGAACTATAAATAAAGAATTATGTTATAGTGATCGTAAAGATAAAGTTCCTACTACCTTTAATGTAATAGCACATGATGAGGTTTCTAGACTAGAAAAAAATAAGTATAAAAAACCTTATTATAAAACATACGGTGATGCAATGACTTGGAGATTAGTATTTTCTAGAGAAAATGATGGATATACTGATTCTACAGCACAAACTGCTAAAAGACATCAATTGGTTACAGATGGAACTTATAATGTAGAAACTTATTCAATAAACTACCTTAGATTTCCTCCTGAAATTAAAGTAGACAGAGCTACACCTGCTAACCAATTAAATTGTATTTTAGATGATTCAACACACTTACCTATTATTGATATAGCTAAAAGTCTGTTGTTAGAAAGAGTAAAAGAAAATGAATTAGCCAATACGGCTTCTTCAAAAGATTTAGAATAAATAACATGTAATATTAACTTAAAAAAGAAAAAAAATGTTAAGAAAATCAGACAACGTATTTGCTGTTATAATAAGTAAATATGACGCAAGCACAATCCCTGCTGACGGAACAGTAGTAACAAACGATAACCTAGAAGAAGGTGGAGTATGTTTTGTTGATGCAGGAGGGAGAAGAGAAACATATGCTGATGTTGCTACAGGTGACCAATATGCTATTGTTCAAAGTTTAGGGCCAAATAAGCCTTTAATGAGATCTCCTATGATTACTAAAGGAAAAGAAACTGTTACAGTACAAAAGCACGTTGCTGCTGTACAACAAGTAACTGCTATTGGTTTTAATGGAACTACAGGTTCTTTACCATCAGCTAACTCTACAGATTACTGGATTAGAATTCGTAAGAATGATAATGATGGAGCTAATAATTCTCAACCTAATAGTATGTTTGCAGGCCCAGTTAAAACTGACGCTTCTGCAACACAAGAAGAATTAGCTTTTGAATTAGTGAAAAACGGAATTAAGAATTTTGATCTTGAACCAGATCCATATTTATTTTTTGAAGCTCTTTCTGATGAAGCAGGAGCAGCTCTTACAGGAACTGCTGCTAACTTAATTTTTACTAAAGGAAGTAAAACAGTAACTGGAGACGCAGAAAATAAAACTATTACTAATTTATCAGTAGGAGATTTACTTAAAATTTCTACAGCTAAAACTAATGGTGTATATAAAGTTACTGCAGTTGCTAATTTAGGAGGTGGAGCAGGAACAACTCCTACTATCACTTTAAATTACCCTTACCAAGAAGCAACAGCTACAGTAGCAAGAGGTACTTGTGCTAGAATTACAGCAGCAGATGCCGCAGCTTCTGAAATGGGAGTTAGAATGACAGGTATAGAATCTGCTTTTGATGTAGCTAGTTTTAGAAATTATTATGTAAATCGTTTTACAGCTACTTTTTCAGATACTTCTACTACAGTTACTTCTTTAACAGGAGCTAATACAGGTAGTGGTACATGGCAACAAGTTGCTATGGATGAATACATGAATTGGGGATTCGAAGGACAAGGTGCATTAGGAACACCTCCAATAACTCGTGAATCTACTGTTAAGATTCCTGGAGTTGGTGGTATTGCTGCTGATGGTACAACTGCTAGATACTCTACTTTTAATATAGCTTGGACAGAAGATATCAATGATGGATTAACTTCTACAGGATCTTCAAGAGGAAATGTAGTAGTTCATCTTAATCTTAAAGCTAATGGTACTTTAGATGCAGATGCTTATACAGGTAAGATTTTAGCAAATGCTATGACTACTCTTACAGGTGGAGCTGCTGCTTTTAATGTATAATATATAGGATTTTTCTCCTCAACCTTAGTAGCCTGCCGAAATATTGCTGTCTAGGCAGGCTACTTTTTTTTATTTTACAAAAAAATTACTATTTTTAGGTAGTAAATTTAAATCCTATTGAAATGGCTCTTATTCCAAAAATTAATATATGTGTAAATTCTAAGTGTGCTTCAATAGACGTATACGAAGAAACAAGTCCTAAAGTAAGTTCAACTGTTAATCCAGGAGGATGGGCAGACAGTAATATAAATACTGCACAAATAGACACTGCTTCTTTAGAAATTCAAGATCATACAGGAACTACTACACATACTACTATACAATTAAAAGATTCAGCAACTAATGTTTATTCAGGAGTTTCAGGAGCTCCTTATCCAGGAAGATTTTTAGCAGTATCCGATGCTTCTTTTACAGAAGGAGACGGTGTTTATAAATTAGTATATACTGTTAAAGAATTAATTGGAACCTCTTATACTAACGAGCCTCAATATGAACTTATTACTTGTAGTATATGTTCTTGCCTAAGTACATTAAAAGGCAAAATAGTTACTGAATGTGACGCAAACAAATTAGAACAGCAAAAAGAAAAAATAGATCAATTAGAATTAATACTTTACGGAATTCAAACCGCTTTTTCATGTGCAGATTTTACTACTGCAACTAGTTTAATAGCAAGTGCTAAAACTATTTGTGATAATCTGTGTGATTGTGGTTGTGGAGACTGTAGCTAAAAATACAATATTATGGGATGTCCAACATGTAAATCGATTACTTTATTTAAAGGAGATACAGGTGCAACTGGGGCTACTGGTGCTACAGGCCCAGCAGGGCCAGCAGGGCCTACTGGAGGCCACGGTGAAGCAGCTACAATAGCTGTAGGAAGTGTTTCTGCTTTATCTGCAGGAGCTACTCCTACTATTACTAATGCAGGTACTTCTTCTGCAGCAACTTTTAATTTTGGAATTCCTGCAGGTGCAGATGGTAAAACTATTTTAAATGGTTCAGGTGCTCCAAGTGGAGGAGTAGATGGAGATTTTTGGATAGATACTGCTAATAATCGTATATATGGGCCTAAAGCTTCAGGAACTTGGCCAGGAAGTTATACTTCTTTAGTAGGGCCAACTGGTTCTACAGGGTCTACAGGAGCGACAGGAGCGGCTGGATCAACGGGAGCTACTGGACCACAAGGAGCTACTGGAGGATATTCTTCAGAATGGATTTATGATACAGGTACAGGATCAGGAACTTCTACAGGAAAAATTAGATTTGATAACGCTACTCCTTCTTCGGTAACAGGATTATATATTAATAATGTTGATGCTGATGCTAGTGATTTAAGTGCTTGGTTAGACGGTTTTGATAATAGTAATAGTTTTGGAGTAATTAGAGTATCTAAGAAAAGCGATGCTTCTGTATTTTGGATGGGTAAAATTACTGCAGAATCTGATTCAGGATCTGAACACGATGTAACAGTAACTCATGTACAAAGTTCAGGAACTTTTACTGCTGCTGATAGATTAGTAGTATCATTTGCAGCTAACGGTATAGATGCTGGAGCTCCGTATTTAAAATATTATACAGCTACATTAACACAAGCTAGTACAGATCCTGTTGTAGCTACAGTACCTACTGCTGTAAGAACAGCTAGTAATTATTTAGGAACTATAGTATGGACTAGAACTGGTGCAGGAGTATATGTAGGAACTTTATCATCAGCATTTACAGGAGTAGTTGTTTGTAATATAACTCAAGGTAAAGTTGCTACAGCAGCAGTATTACAATTAGCAAGAACTTCAGATGATACTGTTACATTACAAGCATTTACTGCATCTACAGGAGCTGCTGCGGATGCTCTTATAGGTACTGCAAATAACGAAGCGAGTATAGAAATTAAACAATACGCAACTTAATATGCATACTAACGAACTTACATTTAATCAAATAGCTATATCAGAGTTTATTCCTAATATTTGGGGAACTATAGATATTAGTTCTTATAGTACATATACAGATGATGTTCAAGTATGTTATAAACTTTCAGTATGGTCTTTACAATGTAAATTTGCAAAATTGGTTAATACTTATGTTAATCATTTAATCTATGGAATATCTCAACCTTGTAAATTAGAAGACTTAAAAACATTTAAATATGGATTACAAGTTTTAAATGATTATAATCCTAGAGATATAAATGACGATACTACAATATATAATGATATAAAGTATTCTACAATATTAACAATTTTAAAAACATTAAATAATAAATATTAATCATGGCTAATAAAATACAAATAGTTAATCAAAATGGAACTCCAGTAGAAGTTACTGATAATAATAGACTTAAAGTAGAAATGGGAGATGATGCTACTACTAACTCAGCTACTATGTTAAGAATAACAGGTAGTACAACAGTAACAGCAGAAGTAAAATCTATTTCTTGTTATAATGCACATGCCTCTGCTACAGCTACTATTGCTATAGGAGGAGGTTCTGCTATAAACTTATTAGCAGGAGAAACTGTTAATTTTGACGCAGGAGGCGGATCTAATAAATTTCCAGCAAGTCATTTTGTAATAAATGGAACTGGAGCAGACGTATTAACAATATATGTGCAATAATATTTTATGGGAGTTTCTATAAATAAACATAAAATAGTAGGGGTTAAAAGAGGAAGTTTTATAACTGCTCCTCTTGCTTTACCTTATTCTAATTTATATTCTGTAGAATTTGACGGATCAGATGATTATTTAATAAAATCTGGTGCTGTTCCTGCTGTAGGTGCAGGAGATTTTTCTGTTAGTTTTTGGGTATATCGTATAGCAGATAGTGGAGCTGATGAATATATTATGTATTCAGATGCTGCAAGTGATTGGAAAATATATATTAAAGGAAGCAATGACAGAATGCAATTTGAAAGTGCTGATTTTAATGATGTAGCTTCTCAAACTGTAGCAACTGGTGCATGGGAACATTGGGTAATTACTATAGATAGAGGTAATAAAAGTATATGGTATAAAAATGGATCAGCAATAGATCAAAAAACTATTTCAGGTACAACTAATTATGATGATACTCCTGTTGCTTTTACAATAGGTAGAGATAATGGTTCTACATTTAACTTCAATGGAAGATTAGATGAAATTTCTATATGGAATGCAGCATTAAGTGCAAGTAATATATCAGATATTTATAATAGCGGAGATCCTAGCGATTTATCAGAAGAATCATTTGCAGGTAATTTAATACATTGGTGGAGAATGGGTGACCCAGGTGGTACAGGTACTTATCCAACAATAGTAGATGTTCAAGGAGGCACTATGCGTATGACAATGACAAATATGACAGATACTGATATTAATACAAATGTTCCATAATAATTATTAACAATGGCTTTAACATACGCAATAATAAATATAGCAGATATTGATAAGATAGATTTTTCACAAGTAAATGAAGATTCTAAAGATACTGTAAGAAAAAATTTAGTAGATCCGTCTACAAAATTTGTTTTAAAATGGGGAACTACTCCTACATTTATAGCAGATGCAACTGTTACACCTATAGATACATATACTCATTCAGAATGTTTAACAGTAATGGCAACAACAGAATGGTCTACTGTATCTGATATACCAGATTAAATAAAATGATTGAACTTATTAAAAAATATCTTTCATTATTATTAATGATAATTATTATTATAATCTGTTTTTTATATATAAAAAGTTGTACTGATTATAAAGAAAGCATTGCTACAATAGCAGAATTAAAAGCTTATAAACATACAGTAAAAAAATATAAAAGTAAAAACGGTACTACCGTTAACTACAATAATACGATAGCAGTGACTCCTGAAGATTTGAAGATCGCTCAAGACACACTGTTATCGTATATTGAAGATTTAAAACTTAAAGCTAAAAATGTTAAATCTAGTGTTATAGTTACAGAAAGATTAGTAGTAGATACTATAAAAATTCCTATGTATATAAGTGATTGTAAATTTGATACTACAGTACATATAGAAGATACTCACTATCATATGGATATTGCTGTAGCTAATACAGGATTAAATATAAATAGATTAGAATTTCCTAATCGTTTAGGTGTTACTTTAACAGAAAAACGTAATGGATTATTTAAGAAAAAAGAATCTATTGTGGCTATAACTAATAGTAATCCTTATATGCAAGTAGATGGAATATCGTCCTATACCTTTCCTCATAAGAAAAAATGGTTTGAAAAATGGTGGGTACATACATTAGGAGGAGTAGCAATTGGAGCCGTTGGTTATAGGTTAATTAATAAATAATTAATATTTTTAAAGATGAAAAAAATAAATTGGATAAATAGTTGGAAAAAAGGTAATAAAAAAAATAAAATACAAATTATTGCTAGAATCGGACTTATAACAGTATTTGAATTCTATTGGAATCCAGGTACAACATTTAGATTATTAATACTTAATTGCGGTATAGAAATATAAAAATTTATTATATGTATACTTACAAAGCCAAATTAGATAGAATTATAGACGGTGATACCGTAGATGCTAATATAGATTTAGGATTTGATATTACTATACATAAAAGAATTAGACTTGCAGGGATAGATACTCCTGAATCTAGAACAAGAGATTTAGAAGAAAAGAAAAAAGGACTTGCTTCAAAACAAAGATTAACTGAACTTTTAGGAGAAGGAGACTTTGTATTAGAAAGTAAAGAAGTAGGTAAATATGGAAGAGTTCTTGGAACTTTATTAGTAGATGATGTAAATATTAATGAAACTCTAGTAGAAGAAGGTTTTGCTGTAGAATACTGGGGAGGAAAAAAGAAGAAAAAATGAGAAAGTTATTATTAATACTATTATTATTACCGACATTTTTGTTAGCTCAAGATAGTTGGGTTAATTTTAAAGTACAATATGATTACTGGGCACCAGGTGAATCAGAATTTACATTTGTAACTAATAGTAACGGTGATACAGTATTTTATCATGAACCTACAGTTCCTTATGAGTTAGTAGATACATTGATTTATTGTAATTCAGGAGACTATCTTGTTACTTTATATGATTCATTTGGAGACGGATGGCAATCATTATCAAGTGGACAATTAGATCCTGTATATTTTAAAATAATGAATGATTGTCAAGGATTAATATTAAACTTTGATCCTTTGACAGGGCCTTTTTCAATATTAGATACATTAGTAAATATAAATCCATGTGCTCCTCCAATAGTAGGATGTATGGATCCTGCGGCTAATAATTTTGATCCTTTAGCTACAATTAATAATCAAGCATCTTGTGTATATCCTCCATGTGGTGGTATTGCTACATATAATTCTTATGATGTATGTATTAATAATGGTGAATGGACACAAATAGTTTGGGATTGGACATTTGCTAACGGTAATCCTAATTGTGATGTAACTAACATTATATTATGGAATGAAGACGGATTAGGGCCTTTTAACTTTAATCCTGCACCAGTTCCTAATTTTGGCTTTATAGCAGGTAATGGACAAATGCCTCCTAACTGGTCAGTAGAATATTATATACAATTAGAATTTGCAGATGGTACTTTTTCTGACACACTAGCTCATACTCCTGTAGCCTGTATACCAGGATGTACAGATCCTAGCAAACCTTCATATAATCCTTGGGCTAACTTTGATGATAATTCTTGTAGCTCAACAGGAGCTGCTTGTGATCCTGACGATAGAGAAATAACAATATCAGTAACTTTAGATAACTGGCCTAGTGAAACATCATGGCAAGTTATAGCATTATCAAATGGTGGTATTATAGAAGAAGCTCCTCTAGGAGATTATGATTATTCAGATATAGGAAATACATATAATTATACAATATGTGTAGATACTTTAGGTTTTGAATTTATAATAAATGATACTTATGGTGACGGACTAGTAGGAAGTAGTCAACCTGGAAATGTTGTTATAAGAGATTGTGATGGAGATACTTTATGGATATTAACAGATGTTGCTCCAAATCTTGACTTTGATTATGTAGCTTATTCAGGAGCACTTTTAGGAACTCCTTGTAGTAACAGTTCTATTGTTCCAGGATGTATGGATCCAGCTTTTCAAGAGTTTAATCCTGCTGCAAATGTAGATGATGGTACATGTCTTACACCTCATATATATGGATGTATAGACACAAATGCTTATAACTACGATCCTAATGCAACTATGATGGATATAGTAGATAGTTGCGATTATGAATTATGGATAGGAGATGCAGCAGCAGATGGATGGGGTAACTGTTATATAGGAGTTGCACAAGGAGGGGTTTCATTAGGAACATTTACAATGGGCCCTCAAGCAGGATATAGTCAAACATTCCCTTTAACATTAGCAACAGATATACCTGTAGAAGTATTTTATTTTGAAAATAAATCTTTCCAACAAACACCACAAGAATTAGAGTTTCAAACGTGGCAGAATTCATTTAAACTAACTAACGCAGATGGAGTAATATTAATGCATGAAGGATCTAATCCTTTTGCTAATAATGGTGCAGGAGCTTTACAGCCTTTTGAAAATCCATTCTACGAAAAATATAGTGCATTGCCATTCTGTGGAGACTTATGTATACCAAAAGTATTTGGATGTATGGACTCTACAGCATTTAATTATAATCCATTAGCAAACACAGATGACGGTAGTTGTATTCCTGTGGTTTATGGATGTACTAATGATTTAGCTTTTAATTATAATCCTCTAGCAAATACTGATGATGGATCATGTTTACCTATAATTACAGGTTGTATGGATCCTGATGCAGATAACTATAATCCTAATGCTAACACAGATGATGGTTCTTGTTACTATATAGGATGTACAGACCCTATTGCTTGTAACTATGATTCAACAGCAACTATTAACAATGGATGTATCTATCCTCCTGTAGCTTATATAGACTGTAATGGTGACTGTATTAGCGATGTAGATGGTGACGGTATATGTGATGAAGACGAGATACCTGGATGTACTAACCCTCAATCAATTAATTATGACCCGAATGCAACAGATGATGACGGTTCTTGTATACCATTTGTATATGGGTGTACTGATCCTACAGCGTTTAACTATGACCCTAATGCTAATGTAGATAATGGTTCATGTGTACCTGTTATCTTTGGATGTATAGATTCAACAGCTTTAAATTACGATCCTTTAGCTAATACAGATAATGGAACATGTATATTACCAGTTATAGGCTGTACAGATCCTAATGCTCATAATTATGATCCAAATGCTAACGTGACAGATTCTTCTGCTTGTTTATATGATGCAGGATGTTATGGAGGCCCAGGAGTACCATATTGGTTAAATGATGGATGTTATGCTTGGGTAATAGATGTAGATGATTACTGCTGTACTACTGATTGGGACGCTAGTTGTCAATCAATGTATAACTATTGCCAAAATGGATGGCCAGCAGGATTAGAAGATCCAAATGCTTTAGGTATTATAGTTTATCCAAATCCAACAAATGATAAGTTATTTGTAGATACTCATTTAGATGTAAATGTTAAAGTATTAGATATGATGGGTAAAGAAATACCTGTAATAGATGAACAAGGATATAATACACTACGCATTGATTTATCTAAATTATCTGAAGGAGCTTATAATTTAGTTGTAATACACGAAGATAAAAGGTATATTAAAAGAATTATAAAACAATGAAAAAAATATTAATTATATTATTTTGTTTAAGTGCTTTAAATATTAATGCACAAGAAAAGGGTAAATTTAAAAAAAGTATCAAAAAAACTTTTAAATTTGCAACATTCTATGCAGCAATAAATGGAGGTAATTCTGTTTCTGATGTAGATGTGTATTCTGTTACAAATGGTTTAGAAACAAATACAATAAAAACTCCATTTGATTTTTCTATTGCTTTAGGTGTTAGAAAGATTGCAAGATTAGGATATGAGAATAGAGCTAACGTATTTTACGATGGTACAGAGAAATCATATTCAGATGCTGCTAATATAGGAAAGGTAAAAGGTTTTGAATTTTTATTTGAAGCTGATTATACTAGACAACAAGGAAGAAATTTTTTAAACCAACATCATTTTCTACGTTATGTAGCAAATCATTGGATTGGAAAAATAGAATACTTACAAGATGGTTTCGTAGATATAGAATATTTCGAAGCATCTGAAAGATATAGATATAAGGTAGATAAACAAGGTAAGTTTTCTTTAAATATAGGAGCTGTACAAAGATTATCTGAACCTTATGGATATAACCCATTAGAAGAATGGATGTTATCTAATGGAAATTTACATTATACAGATCTTGCTTTACAAGAAGGATATAATGTAGAGTTTGATGGTACAGGAGGTGTAAACTATCTCGATCCTTCAGGAAATGTAGTAGCTACAAGTAATGAAGTATGGGAAGCAGTAGTTATACCAGAAGTATTATCTAACTATACCGAAAAGAAAAGAAATGAATT